GATCCGACCAAAACCTACAAAGCTGGAATCAAGAAGGCTCGTGGTTTCCGAGGGAAAGAGGTCTTTAGTTCGTACACAGAGTCCGATCGTTTCCGCGTTGACTCAGGTAAGAGTGACACTACTGGAGGGAACACGCTTGATAACTTGGCATTGATTCGTTTGTTTGCTAAGTTGTTGGGCGTGGAACAGTTGGTGTTCTCTGCCTGTGCTGGGGACGATTCCGTTTCCATCATGCCTCGGTGGGTGGCGCGCCTAATGACGCAAGTTTTCTCCAGGAACCCTTTGGGTTTTAATTTTAAGGGAGGGGACAACGTCAAAACGGTAACGCTAAACGCCGATGACTGTTGGAACGCGGACTTTTGTTCGATGAGGCTGTGGCCGGTCATGCGAGATGGCCGACTGTGGTTCGAATGGGGGCCGATGCCTGAGAGGATCTTGCTTAAGACGTTTTGGATGAAAGTGGAGCCGCATGGTGTTGAAGAACGCGCGGTCTACTGTAGAGAAGTCTGTAAAGGTCTGCGAGAGTTCTCGAACGTCGTGCCCCTGTTTTCTGGTTTAGTTGCGACTTTAGCCTTCGACGACGTTGACCCTAAGAGGGTGGTGTCGTCGAAGAGGGTCAAGCGCATTAAACCAGATCTCGACTGTGGTGAGTGGAAACCTAGTCGAGGAGCTACATGTGAGTTCTCTGAGATCACCGTGCAAACCTTTGCGCGTTGGTACCCGGAGACAGCTCGCTGGCTGGCCGAGAGTGCGCGCACAGAGCATGGACAGGTGCGCGCGGATGTCCGGAACCGTGGATTCTTCAAGTTGCCTCCTTTGGTGGCTGAGGAACTCTACGGTATAGCGACCGCCTAAATGGCGGTCTGGCGGGTATGCGGGCGTTTACGCCTGAGGGTTGGCACCCCTCCCCTGCATAGCTGGTTGGCGCGACGTTTAGTCTTAGTCGCGACAATCGGTCTGAAGACTAGTTGTGTGGGCAGTGTGGCCGTCTGTGTGTCACGGGTTACGATTGCCAGCAACGAGGGGCCGTGAGTTGTTTCCTTAAAGTCGCTCGGTTTGTGACGGGTTTAAACTACGGTTAACTAGGTTCCACTCCTACGCGGTACCCACCGCGCCTGGAAGGCTGACCTAACCTGAGAGGGTGAATAAGCCTGGGTTTCCCACGCACCGTTGTGTGGGGTTGTGGGTGTGGCCTGAGTCGGCCCCCCAACATCTGTTCAGACTTGCGAACAATAAATCCAAACAAAATAAGAAGAAAGGCAAGAAATCGCGTGGGGCGGCCAGAACAGCCCTCGTGCCCGTCCGCGCGGGGAAGTCGCGAAGAACAACTGGTGGTAGTATCCCCCGGTCGGTTGCTGTGAGGAAATGGATGAGTATGGTGCGAGATCCGTGTGGGACG